TTCTTAACTACTATTATATCATAAATATAAGGAGTTAAGACACTATGAGTAGAAGATATAACCTTACTGACAGCGACTTGAAAGCTATAGAGAAGAAGCTCTTTATGTGTCAACGAATTGACCACGCTATTCAGTATCGCAAGTATGAGTTAGAAGTTAAGCCATCACATGATAATAATGTAGGCGGAGGTAGGTCAAATATAGTCTCAAAGCCAGTAGAAGATATGGTTATGAAATGGGACGCTGACAGTAAACTCCAAAGTCTATATGAGTTTAAGAACCGAATCAATGAGTTACAAGATTGGTTTGGAGATGATGAAGATATGCAATTGGTATTCCACTACCGTTGGTTATCTGGTAAACGTTATACAGTACCAGAGATAGCTGATAAGTGTCACATAACTGAGCGCCAATACTTTAGAAAGAGAAGAGCAATACTTGAGAAGTATGATGAGATATGTGACGGCTTCTGGTAATTTGTCACCTTTTGAGCGAAAACTGACAAGATAAATGTTGTATTATAGTATCATCAAATAAAACAAATGAAGCCAGCGGATATATTCTGTTGGCTTTTTGTGTGGAGAAAGTGAGGTGACCTCCCATAGTATTACGTGCTGACCGTACTGGTGCGCATCGTGTAGCCTTTGATAAGAATAGAAAGATTCTTTTAAAGACACAGAACACTTGTGGGATATGTGGCAAGCCAATCGATAAGAGATTGAAAGCTCCTGATCCATTGAGTCCAGTTGTTGACCACATCATTCCAATTAATAAAGGTGGTCATCCTTCAGCGATGGATAACTTACAGCTTGCTCACTGGACTTGCAACCGTCAGAAGTCTGACAAGCTGTTCAATGTGAAGCAAGAAGAGCCAAAGGTATTAGGTAATCGTAATTTACCACAAAGCCGTGATTGGTCTTCTTATGTATCTTAATTTATTTATGATAAATATTATTAAAAATAATTTAAAGAGCTTAGGAGAGAAACTATGGGGGCATATCCCCCTCCCTCTGGGTCAGCTCGTACTTCACGCCGTCACTGTACATATTTTTTCTTGAGCGAGAAAAAGGAGATAATAATGAAAAGAATTTGTAGCATCTGTAAGCAAGAAAAAGAGCTAGATGAACATAATTTTCCTAAAAATTTTAAGAGAAAAGGTGGATTTGAAGGGCGATGTAAAGTCTGCCGAAAAGCTAAAGATAAAGCAAGATATGAGGCGAAAAAAGAAAAGATTTTAGAGCAGAAAAAGAGATATTATGAAAAAAATGCAGATAAAATCAAAGAACGGCAATTAGGTTATTACAACGAAAATAAAGGTAAGTGTCGTCAGTCAGAAAAAGATTGGTGTAAAAATAATCCTATAAGACGACGAATGACTTGTGCAAAGTCTAGAACTTTGAAATATGGCTCTGAAAGTACCTTGACAGAAAAAGAATGGCTTGAAATTAAGTCATTTTTTTGTTGCAGCTGTGCTTACTGTGGTATGCCTGAAAAAAAGTCTCTAGAAATTTATGGCGAGCATTTACATCATGAACATGTCGTCCCATTAATTGATGGTGGCGCATATTTTTATGGAAATGTAGTTCCGGCTTGTAGAAGTTGTAATTCTAGTAAAAGGAATCATGACTTTTTTGTTTGGTATAAAAATAGTAATGTTTTTAGTCGGAAAAGATATATGAGAATTGTTCAATATCTTAAAGACGAGAGAAAGGAGCAAAAAATTGACCGAAAAAGGTATTGGATACCTGAGATTTAAGCTATCTGTTCATAAACGAAGAGCAGAAATGCGCTATGAGCAATATGCAATGAAGCATGTTGATAGATTCAAAGGGATTACAATTCCAAAAGCATTAAGCCAACAATATCGTTCAATATTAGGGTGGTGCGCTAAAGGAGTTGATAGTCTTGCAGACCGTCTTGTTTTTAGAGAATTTGAAAATGATGACTTTACAGTAAATGAAATTTTTGAGGAAAATAATCCTGATATATTTTTTGATAGTGCTGTTTTGTCATCACTTATTGCATCATGTAGCTTTACTTATATTTCTAAAGGTGAAAATGATGCAGTACGACTTCAAGTTATTGAAGCGGTCAATGCAACAGGAATTATTGACCCAATTACTGGATTACTGACAGAGGGATATGCAGTTTTAGAACGAGATGAAAACAATAATGTTGTCCTTGAAGCTCATTTCTTGCCTGATAGAACAGATTATTATTATCGTGATTCAAGTAATAATATTTCGATTGCAAATCCAACAGGTCATCCACTGTTAGTGCCTATCATTCACCGTCCTGATGCAGTTCGTCCATTTGGGCGTTCTCGTATCACACGTTCAGGAATGTATTGGCAAAGCAATGCAAAACGAACCCTTGAAAGAGCTGATGTAACTGCTGAGTTTTATTCTTTCCCTCAAAAATATGTAACTGGATTGAGTGATGATGCGGAGCCAATGGAAACTTGGAAAGCAACAGTTTCAAGCATGTTGCAATTTACAAAAGACGAGGATGGCGATAAACCAACTCTTGGACAATTTACTCAACCAAGCATGTCGCCATTTACCGAACAACTCAGAACTGCAGCAGCTGGTTTTGCTGGTGAAACTGGATTAACTCTTGATGATTTAGGATTTGTTTCTGATAATCCATCATCGGTTGAAGCAATTAAGGCAAGTCATGAAAATTTAAGATTGGCTGGTAGAAAAGCTCAACGAAGTTTGGGAGCAGGATTACTAAATGTAGCTTATCTTGCAGCATGTTTGCGTGATGATGTACCTTATCTAAGAGAACAGTTCAGAAAAACAAAACCGAAATGGGAACCATTGTTTGAAGCTGATGCAAGCATGTTAAGTCTTATTGGAGATGGAGCAATTAAACTCAATCAAGCAATTCCCGAATTCATCAATAAAGATACTATTCGTGATTTAACTGGAATTAAAGGAGCTGAATAATGGAAGACATTTTACCACCTCTTTTAGAAAAAATAAATCAAGATTTTGATGAAAGAGCAGCAAATAGTAAAAAGTTGAAGCGATCGATGGAATTGTTAAAAAATAAAAAAGCAACTTATATTCAAGCAAATGAATTTGGTATTGAAGTTGGTCAAATTTTATCTGATGTTTTGGGAACTCATGTAACAGTAGATGTTTTACCTGACGGAAAAATGTATTTCAACATTGCAGATAGATTGTTCAATTCCATATTGAAGAAAAATTTTGATTTAATTTCAGGGTATTCAACGGATGTTCAAAGTGAACTTAATCAATTAGCTGGATTTAAATTAAAATCACAAGTACCAGAACTCAATCAAGATAGAATTGATGGCATTGTTAACCGTATTTCTAGTGAAGATGATTTTGAAAAAATACTTTGGCTTTTGAAAGAGCCAATAGTAACATTTAGCCAGAGTGTTGTTGATGATACACTTAAGAAAAATATTGATTTTCAAGCAAAAGCAGGTTTAAAACCAAAAATTGTACGAAAGTTAGTAGGTAAAGCATGCGATTGGTGTAGAAATTTGGCAGGTTCATATGATTATCCTAATGTTCCAAGTGACGTGTATCATCGTCATGAGCGTTGTCGTTGCACAGTAGAATACGATCCTAGAGGTATTCATAAACTGCGTCAGGATGTTTGGTCTAAAAACTGGGTTGATCCAGATAAAGATGCAAAGATTGCTGAACGTAAGAATTTGAATCTAAAAAGTAAAAAATAACTCATCCCAGCGACAGGGTTATCATGCATTTAGATTGAAGGAGGAATAACATGACTGCTGAAAAAAGATTTGGCAATCAGTATCCTACTCAATCGGTAATACTTCCATTTACTGAAACAAAATATCAAGAAGCTATTGAGATTTACGAAAAATCTAAACATGAGTGTTATCCATGGCAGAAGAACCTTTTGAAAGAGATTATGGCCATTGATGAAGATGGTTTATGGACACACCAAAAGTTTGGATATTCAATCCCACGGCGGAATGGTAAAACAGAAATTGTATATATCCTTGAATTATGGGCGCTTGAACAAGGCTTAAGCATTCTTCATACAGCACACCGAATTAGTACGTCCCACTCATCTTATGAGAAATTAAAAAAATATCTTGAAGATAGCGGTTATGTTGAAGGAGAAGATTTCAAATCTATCAAAGCTAAAGGGCAAGAAAGATTGGAATTAATTGAGTCTGGTGGAGTAATTCAGTTCAGAACAAGAACATCAAGTGGTGGTCTTGGAGAAGGATTTGATATTTTATTCATTGATGAAGCTCAGGAATATACTACCGAGCAAGAATCAGCATTGAAATATACTGTTACTGACAGTGATAATCCAATGACTATAATGTGTGGAACACCTCCAACACCAGTATCAAGTGGAACTGTTTTTACAAATTATCGAGATAATACCTTAGCTGGGAAAGCAAAGTATTCAGGTTGGGCAGAGTGGTCGGTTGAAGATGTCAAGGACATTCATGATGTCGAAGCCTGGTACAATTCTAATCCATCTATGGGCTATCACTTAAACGAACGTAAAATCGAAGCCGAACTTGGTGAAGATAAGTTGGACCATAATGTTCAGCGTCTTGGTTATTGGCCAAAATATAACCAGAAATCAGTCATTTCAGAACAAGAATGGAATGCGCTTAAGGTTAATCGTTTGCCAGTTATCAAAGGGAAGCTCTTTGTTGGTATTAAGTATGGGAATGATGGTGCAAATGTTGCAATGAGTATTGCGGTTAAAACACTATCAGGAAAGGTATTTGTTGAAACAATCGATTGTCAGTCCATAAGGAATGGCAACCAATGGATTATCAATTTCTTAAAGAAAGCGGATGTTGAAAAAGTTGTTATTGATGGTCAAAGTGGTCAAAGTATCTTAACGAGTGAAATGAAAGATTTCAAATTGAAAGAACCGATACTACCAACTGTAAAAGAAATTATCAATGCTAATTCCCTATGGGAACAAGGAATTTTTCAAAAAAGCTTTTGCCATTCTGGACAACCTTCACTTTCTACTGTAGTCACTAACTGTGACAAGAGAAATATCGGTACTAGTGGTGGATTTGGGTATAAATCACAATTTGATGATATGGATATCAGTTTAATGGACAGTGCGTTGTTGGCGCATTGGGCTTGTAGCAATAACAAGCCGAAGAAAAAACAACAAATACGGTATTAGACGACTTTTTAAGTCGTTTTTTTGTACCAAAAATTACCGAACTGCCGGGCAAGCAGGAGAAAGGATTTGACTATGTCAGAAAACAATTTACCAAAAACACAAGAAGAGTTAAACCAAATCATTGAAACAAGATTGGCACGCCAAAAAGAAACGATTGAAGCTAATTTTGCTGATTACGATGAACTCAAAACTAAAATTGCTGCACTTGAAGCAGATAACACTGCATATCAAGCAACTATTGAAGAATCAAAGTCTTGGGAACAAGAAAAAGCTGATTATGAAAAACAAATCAGTGGTTACAAAACAACGCAACTCAAACAATCTATTGCTATTAAAGCTGGTTTGCCATTAGATTTGGCTGACCGACTTTCAGGCGATGATGAAGAATCACTTAAAGCTGATGCTGAACGTTTCAGCGGATTCATTAAACCAAAAACTCCACCTGCCCCACTTAAAGATGTTGAACCAAATTTGGGTGACGGAAAAGATGGAGCTTATCGTAAATTAGTCGATGGACTAAAAACAGAAGGAGAATAAAACATGGTATTAAACAAAGGAACATTATTTGACCCAGAATTGGTCACAGACCTAATCAGCAAAGTAGCTGGAAAAAGCTCAATCGCACGCTTGTCAGCTCAAAAACCTATTCCGTTCAACGGCGAAAAAGTTTTCACGTTTACAATGGATTCAGAAATTGATGTCGTTGCTGAAAGCGGTAAGAAAACTCACGGCGGAGTAACGCTTGCTCCACAGACAATGGTTCCAATCAAAGTTGAGTACGGTGCGCGTATTTCAGACGAATTTATGTACGCATCAGATGAAGAAAAAATTAACATCTTGCAGGCGTTTAATGACGGTTTTGCTAAAAAAGTTGCTCGTGGTATTGACTTAATGGCATTTCACGGTGTCAACCCTCGCCTAGGTACAGCATCGGCTGTTATTGGGACAAACCACTTTGACTCTAAAGTTTCCCAAAAAGTTGAAGCTCCAAGAGGCCTTGCAGATCCCAACGGCGCTATTGAAAACGCAGTAGAGTTGTTAACTGGTGTTGATGCTGATGTAACTGGTATCGCAATCAATCCGTCATTCCGTTCAGCCCTCGCTAAGCAAAAAGACTTGCAAGGAAATGCACTTTTCCCTGAATTGAAATGGGGCGCAACGCCTGACACTATTAACGGCTTGCCAGTAGATGTCAATAAGACAGTATCTGATATGTCGTTGACGCAAAATGACCGCGCCATCATCGGAGATTTCGCTAACGGCTTTAAATGGGGTTACGCGAAAGAAGTACCACTCGAAATTATCCAATACGGTGACCCAGACAACTCAGGTCTTGACCTTAAAGGATATAACCAAGTTTACATTCGTGCCGAGTTGTTCCTCGGTTGGGGTATTCTTGATGCTACTAAATTTGCCCGTGTAACTGAAGCTGCTTAATAAGGAGGTATTAAATGAGATACTTTAATACATTAACTAAAGCCACAATCGACACAGAGTTTAAAATCTCAGGTGGCGATTGGGTACTTGAAAATGAATCGAAAGAAGCTGTTGTAGATATCCAATCTAATGATGCAGACTCCAAAAAACCTGAACAAGAGCAAGTGGTGGAAGAATCAAATGTAGATGGGAACTATGACTGGATTACTAAAGATCAAATCATGCAAGAACTTGATGCTTTCGGTATTAGATATGATAAACGTGCAAACAAACAAGTGCTTTATGATTTGATGATGGAGCAAGGAAAGGAGTAATATGAATCCTTTTGCTACAGTTGATGATTTAACGATGCTATGGCGACCTTTAAAGGAAGACGAAAAAGAACGAGCTGAAAAGTTGCTTGAAATTGTCTCAAATTCCTTACGTGAAGAAGCTGATAAAGTGGGGAGGAATTTAGATGCAATGATTGCTGAAAAACCTCCATATTTTGCAAGTGTTGTAAAGTCAGTTACGGTAGATATTGTTGCTAGAACGCTTATGACATCAACTGATCAAGAACCCATGACTCAGACAACAGAGAGTGCACTTGGTTATTCTGTTTCTGGTTCATATCTTGTTCCTGGAGGTGGTTTATTCATAAAAAATTCTGAATTAAGCCGTTTAGGACTAAAAAAACAAAGATTTGGGGTGATTGATTTTTATGGGAATGATTAAGGGAATTGCTGTAACTTTGATTGACAATGTAGAAACAGGAAAAGACCCTTTTGGAAACCCAATTTATGAAGATAAGGAAATCGTGGTCAATAACGTCTTGGTTTCCCCAACCTCATCGGATGATATTGTTAATCAGCTTACTTTGACAGGAAAAAAAGCAATCTATACTCTAGCTATTCCAAAAAAGGATACTCATGATTGGGAAAATAAAAAAGTTAGATTCTTTGGTAAAACGTGGCGGACTTTTGGAGAACCACTTGAAGGAATCGAGGAACTTATTCCATTAGACTGGAACAAGAAAGTGACGGTGGAACATTATGGCTAAAAATCTATTTAAATTAAATCGTAGTGGAGTTGCTAGTATGATGAAATCACCAGAAATGCAAGCAATTCTTAAAGAAAAAGCATCTGCTGTTAAACAGCGCTGTGGACCAGGTTATGGTCAAGATATGCATGTTGGTAAAAATCGTGCTAATGCGATGGTGTTTGCCGAAACTTATCAAGCAAAGCGTGACAACATGAAAAACAATACAATTTTAAAGGCGGTGCGTTAAATGATTGAGATTATTATTAAAAATTTTCTTGATACTCATTTATCGGTATCGTCTTTTTTGGAGAAAAAAGGAGAGATGCCATTAAGCTATGTTTTGTTTGAAAAAACAGGTAGTAGCAAGAGTAATCATCTTTTATCTTCAACATTTGCGTTTCAGAGCTATGCTCCTTCTATGTATGAAGCAGCAAAGCTAAATGAAAAATTGAAAGAAGTTGTAGAACAGCTAATCGAACTAAATCAAATTAGTAATGTATCACTAAACAGTGATTACAACTTTACTGACACAGAAACTAAAGAATACCGCTATCAAGCGGTATTTGATATTAATCATTATTAGGAGGATTAAAATGGCACAAGTAGAAAATGTAACTACTGCAAAGCCCAAAATTGATGGTGCTATTTACTCAGCGCCAAAAGGTACAGCTTTACCAACTGATGCAAAAACAGCACTAAATGTTGCTTTTAAACCGTTGGGATATATTTCAGAGGATGGATTAAAAAATAAAAACTCACCAAAATCTGATAGTATCAAAGCTTGGGGTGGCGATACGGTTGCTACAGTACAAACAGAAAAAGAAGATACATTTAGCTATACGCTGATTGAAGCTTTGAATGTTGAAGTACTTAAAGAAGTATATGGGGCTGACAATGTAACCGGAACCCTTAAAACTGGAATTACGGTTAAGGCTAATTCAAAAGAACTTATTGAGCATCCGGTTGTCATTGATATGACAGTACGTGATGGAGTATTTAAGCGAATTGTAATTCCACAGGGGAAAGTATCTGAAATTGGAGATATTTCTTATAACGACTCTGATGCTGTTGGATTTGAGATTACTCTTACTGGTTTACCAGATAAAACTGGCAACTCTCACTACGACTACATACTCGATACAACTGTTTAACTCTAATGACCCCGTAAATATTAAATAAAGAAAGCGAGAAATATGTTAAAAGGAACAACAAAATCCGGATTTCGTTATGAAATTACAACTGAACGTTTAAATAATTTCGAGTTGGTAGAAATTTTGTCAGAAGTTGATGAAAATCCTCTTCTGTTACCCAAAATGTTAAATCTCTTATTGGGAGAACGTCAATCTAAAAATTTAAAAAACTATCTTCGAGATGAAGAAGGCCTTGTTTCAACTGACAAAATCAGAGAAGCGCTTGAAGATATTTTTGCAGCTCAAAATAAAATAAAAAACTAATTCTCCTTGCCAGAATGATAAAGTTTGATGAAGAAGCACTAATGTGCGACCTTGCAGAAATTTATCATATTTACGATTACAAACAGCTATCTCCTCTAAAGATAGCTGTTTTTTCTATAGGTTTGAATGAAGAATCTAGGATAAAAATGAAGATGAGTGGACAAAAGTTTCCAATTAATACACTTCTTTTAGCTGGGATTCAAGACCGTTTAAGTATGTCTTTATGGTTTAAAACAGAAGATGGTCAGAAAGGTAAGAACAGGCCAAAACTTGTTACCGATATCATCAATAAACCAAAAGAAAAAACTGATAGAAAAATCCGATTTCATTCTGGTGAGGATTTTGAAAAATATCGTCAGCAACTATTTCAAAAAGGAGGAGGAAGTTAATGGCAACAGAATTAGGACAAGCTTATGTGCAAATTATGCCATCTGCCAAAGGAATATCAGGTTCAATGTCTGGGATATTAGACCCAGAAGCTGAGTCGGCAGGAAATAGCGCAGGTCTAAAAATTGGTTCTGCCTTAAAGGTCGCCGCAATAGCTGGTGTGGTAGCAACAGGAGCAGCACTTGGTAAATTAATTTCTTCATCACTTTCTGAAGGAGCTGATTTACAACAATCATTAGGTGGGGTCGAAACTCTATTTAAAGATAATGCAGATAAAGTAAAAAAATATGCAACAGAAGGTTATAAAACGGCTGGTATGTCTGCGAATGCATATATGGAAACTGTAACAGGTTTTTCTGCATCAATGATTAAATCATTGAACGGAGATACAGCTAAGGCTGCAGATTTATCAAATCAAGCAATTGTTGATATGTCTGATAATGCCAATAAAATGGGTACAAATGTTGGTGATATTCAAAATGCTTATCAAGGTTTTGCGAAACAAAACTACACAATGCTTGATAACTTGAAACTGGGTAAACCTAAAAAACTAGCTCAGTATAAACCTCGTGAAAACGGTGGAACTCTAAACGAATTAAGACGTAGACAATACCGTGCTAAGTATGAATTGATATCTGCATAGATGTTGACTTTAATGTATTTGTATGATAAAATGAATATATAGATACGTGGTAAGGAAAACTGATTATGTGGGTAAAAATTGCAAGAAATAATAACTATTCTATAAATGAAAACGGAATGGTTAGAAACGATAACACAGAACATATTAAACAGCCATTTACGAACAAAGATAATGGGTATTTAATAGTTGACCTCTATATGAATAACAAATCTGAAAAAGTTCCGATTCACAGATTGGTAGCAGAAGCATTTATCCCTAACCCTGAAAATAAGGCGACAGTAGACCACATTGACGGTAATAGGAAAAATAACTCTATTGACAATTTGAGGTGGGCAACTTATTCAGAAAATAATTCACGTTTTGAAACAATTGGTGTAAGGAGTGAGACAATAATTGTTGAACGCTTTGCAGAAGAAAGAAAAAAACGTGGAGGCGGTCATTTATCATGGCTTTATGTGATTGAAACTATTGAATTCAAAAGCATTTCAGAAACCGCAAAATATTTCAATTGTACAATAGGCAATATATCTTTAATGTTAGAAAAAGGTACGATTGGTCAAAGAGGAATAACAAGAGGTTATCAATTTTCTTACAAGAACAGAAAACGTTCTAAAATAAATTCATAAAAGTGTAACGACTATCGAAACAGATTAAGCATTCTTATTTATAAAATAAGGTGCTTTTTTAATGGAGTAGAGTACACCCGAGTGGGTGGAAGTGCGAGGGTACAGAAATGTACAAGAGATAGTCTAGTCTATATGGAAACATATAGCAGTTCATAAGAGAACGGTTATAGATTAACGACCTATGACGAATATAAACGTATGGTGGTACAAAAGAAGAAATGCAACGACTCTTGACTGATGCTCAAAAGCTGACTGGTCAAAAGTATGATATTTCAAACTTCTCAGATATCACACAAGCGATTCATGCAATCCAAACAGAAATGGACATTACAGGCACAACTTCTAAAGAAGCAGCGTCAACTTTTAGTGGGTCATTTGATTCAATGAAGGCTGCAATGTCTAATGTTCTGGGGAACTTATCACTAGGCCGTGATTTGCAAGGGCCATTGAATGCGTTGGTGTCAACGACATCAACATTCTTATTCAAGAACTTCATTCCGATGGTAGGAAATATTTTTAAGGCTTTACCAGGAGCAATTTCGACGTTTGTGAGTGCAGCCGGAAAAGAACTTTCTTCACAATTAGGAAATGGGATTGGAAGTGGGTTCTCTGACTTTACTGCAAAGTTCAGCTCGATATTATCACCCCTACAAGGAAGTTTTCAAACTATTGTCTCAGGCTTAAAACCAGTTTTTGATAGTTTACTATCTTCAATTGGACCAATCAGTACTCAAATTATGGGAGTATTTAGCAAATTACCACAATTATTTTCTAATGTCATTTCTGCTGTAATGCCGGTAATTTCAACTTTAAGCGTTGCTTTCGGACAGCTACCATCGCTTTTTGAAGCAATATCAGTTGCCGTGCAACCGATGATTGACACTATCTCTTCTGGAATTTCAAGACTTGATTTTAGCGGAATTCAAGCTATTATATCTGCATTAGTACCTGCAATTACAACTGGTATTACTACAATGATGGGTATTATAGGACCATCAATAGATACTTTAGTAAATTCATTTGTAAAAATGTGGAATGCAATTCAACCTTTAGCAACAGTTATTGCTGGTGCTTTAATGCCAGTTTTTCAAGTATTAGGTGCATTTATTGGTGGTGTTTTGAAAGGTGCAATGATTGCATTAGCCGGAACATTTGACACAATTCGAGTTGTCATCGGATTTTTAACGCCTATCATTTCTGCAGTAGTCAATGTATTTAAGGCTTTTGCACCAGTACTTGCAACTGTAGCTCAATGGGTTGGTACGGCAATTGGTTTCTTTGCAAACTTTGGGGCAGCTGGTACATCACTCAAAGGGTTAATCACTAGTGCATGGAATGGCATAAAATCAATAATATCTAGTGTTGTAAGTGGTATTGGCGGTATCATTAATACCGCTAAAGCTATCTTTACAGGCTTGGGTTCAGCTGGTGGAGCATTAAGAAGTATGATATCAGGAGCTTGGAGTGGTATTCGCTCCATCATCTCATCTGTAGGTGGTTCTATTAGTGGCACAATTAATGGAATCAAATCATTTTTTAGTAGCTTAGGAGGCTCTGGTAATGGTTTACGTTCAGTAATGTCTGGAGTGTGGAGCGGAATAACAGGGATTATTTCAGGCGCCTCTTCAACAATATCTGGGATTATAGATGGAATAAAAAATATTTTCAACAGCTTAAAAAACATTGATTTAGCTGGTGCTGGTCGTGCGGTTATTGATGGATTTGTCGGTGGTCTAAAAAGCACATGGGAAGCCGGAAAGAAATTTGTTGGTGGAATTGCTGACTGGATTAAAGACCATAAAGGTCCGATATCTTACGATAGAAAAATATTGATTCCAGCCGGACAAGCTATTATGGGTGGATTTAATGACAGTTTGATGGAAAACTTCAAAGCTGTTCAAAAAAATGTTTCTGGGATAGCAAAACAAATTCAATCAGCAATTACTGATGAAATTGATACTAATATCTTAAATGGCGATTCATGGGATTCTGCATTGAACATTGGCAGCAACTCAAATATTATCGCTGCTCAAAAAATAGCTGGAAACATTCCAGTTGATGCTTTAAATCAAGAACAATCAAAAACGGAGATACACGCTCCAATGACTGTTGTTGTGAAAGAAAACCCTTCTGAACGTGAAATTGCGCGACAACAACAACTACAATGGCAAAAAGCCGCTTATGATTTTTAGAAAGGAGAAATAATGACGATACTTCCAAATGTGGAAATTTCTTATAAAAATACGTTGGGAGTTGAATTAAAATTGGACCGCTTTGGCCCTTTTTATTTAACTAGCTATGAAGGTTTTGGTTCGCCAGAAAATGAAATTAATTCTCAAAAGATTTTTGGGAAATCTGGGCAGCGCAAAACTTCAAGTTCACTGTCATATAGGGATATGACAGTAGGAATTGCAATTAAAGAAGAAACGTACGAGGCTTTGAAAGATAAAGAACATCAAGTGATGGCCATTATCAACCCGGGACTTGCAGGAGCTTTATATATTCGTATTGGTGAAAATCTTTATAGTATTGATGTAGAACCATTAAAAGGTTACGAGGGAAGTAAGGATAGTAGTGCATCAACGTCTGAATCATCAATTCAATTTAGAGCATTGGATCCTGAATGGCGTGATGAAAACGTTCGAAATAAATCCATTCCCTTATCATCAAATGATAATAAATTGAAATTTCCATTATCAATTAAAACTGATTTTGCTTTTGCGACAATTGCTCCAGGGCAGATTGTAAAAATATTAAATAAAGGAGATTTTGAAGTTGGGTTTGAGCTTAATATTTTGTGTAATGCATTAGTAAAAAATCCAAGAATTTATAACGTAGTCACTCAAGAGTATTTTGGATGGACAGGAACTTTTGATGCAGGAACCACTATTTTCCTTTCTACAGTTCATGGGGAAAAGAAATCATGGTATCAAGATGATACTGACCCGAAATCAACGAATGCTATGGGTATTCGTACACCTGGTTCTACTTTTTTCACATTAGATAATATTGAATCGAATAATTTAGTTGTTCAGGCAGATAAAGGACAAGAAAACATTCTTGCAACCATTTCATTTACACCTTTAATTATAGGAGTGTAAGAGTATGGATATTGAAGTATTTAAGCGAGTAGGAACTAGTGGTTTTAATTTTAAATCTGCTGGTATCTTAGATGTTTTTGAGTCATTAACAGTTAACTGGAGATACTATACTTATTCCCAGTTTTCACTAAAAATATTACTCGAAGATGTTCAAAAAATAATTTTTAATAATAGTGAGGAAATACAGCGTAGAAAAGATATTCTTTTCTCGCTTTTTATTTCAGATAATATTCTAAATATAAATGATGTTTATTTTTATATTGATAGAGTAGTATGCGATGATTCAACAAAGGGTGAAGTTGTTATATCTGGTAAATCCTTACGTGCAAAATCACTGAAGAGAATTGTTTATAGAATTTATCATCAGACCAAAAAGCCAGAACAAATCATTTATGATCATCTTAACAATGAGGTGGTCAATCCAAGTCAAGCCAGCCGAAAAATCCAATATTTGTCTATCACATCTCCTGGTACATTGTCAACGTCAACTGTTGATTATCAAAATTCTTATGGTGTTGTTTGCGATGAAGTAGATGCTCTTTGCTCAACTTATGATATTGGTATTAGAGAGACAGCTACAAATTTACAAAATCCTCATAACAAACTAGAAATAGTAAAAGGGAAAGATTTATCAGATGTTGTAGAATTCAACGTTGATTTTGATAATTTACTATCAGAGAGCTATGAATCATCAAACTTTGATAAAGCGACTATGGCTTGGGTTTTTGGTGAGGGAGATGGTTCTGCACGACTAAATGTGAAACTAAATGATAACCTGGCAGGCTTAGAACGTGAAGAAATTTATGTTGATGCACGAGATATTCAAAAGCAAACACAGGATGGAAGTGGAAAAGATATCACATTGACAGATTCACAATATAAAGCAACTTTAACAAGTCGTGGGATTGAAAAACTTGCTGAGCAAGTGAAAGTGTTAACGTTGAATGGAGATATCGATTTAGAAAGTAACCTATTTGTATATGGAAAAGACTACCAGATAGGTGATAGGGTACGGTTTACAAGTAAGTTGTTTAACTTAACAAAAACATCAGTTTTAGCAGGGATAAATGAAACTTGGGACAGTACAGGTCATCACATGTCACCACTCTGGGATAAAGAGAGCCCAACTGTGTTTGACATAATAAAAAGGAGATTAAGCAAATGACACAATATAGTTTTCCATGGAACGATGTACATGGGGATCGGCTTTATGATGCAGATGATTTCATGCGATTTTTTGCAGCGTTCCTGAAAACAGGCGTTGTAATGTCTTATAAAGGTGGATTGCGTGTACGCTCTGCTCAGAACGGAATGAATATTCAAGTAGGAAGCGGTTCAGCCGTAATTGAAGGAAGTTCGTATTTAAATGATGCGGATATTGGCATTCAAGTGAATGTTGCATCATCAATACAAGATCGTGTTGATTCTGTTGTTTTACGAATGGATAAAAATGCAAGAACTACACAATTGTTCTATAAACCAGGCGATACGACTGTTGCTAGAAATGATACAACATACGAATTACAATTGGCAAAAATTTCCGTAAAAACTAATGCCACCCAAATCACTGATGCGGATATCACAGATATGCGTAGTGATTTTACGGTATGTGGGTGGTCTACTCCGTTTGATAATATCAATGTTGATGGAATTGTAGACCAATATAAGGGAATCTTTACGCAAGCAGATCAAGACTTTCAGAAGTGGTTTGAAGATGTCAAAGGTCAGTTATCAGAAGATGCGGCAGGACATTTACAGAATCAACTGGATTCGTTGGATAGCAAAGTGTACACCGCCTACGCCAACAGCGCAGACGGCACGGACGGTTTCACGACTGTTTACCCGAATTTGAATTTGTTAGACGGTACTAAAGATTTTAGTGGAGATTGGATAAATTCAAGCAGTTGGGTAACTAATGGAACATATAAAAATCTAACTGTAAAAACACAAAATGTTCCGTGGACTCCAATTTCAAAAAAATTCACAGTATCAACCCCTGGAACTTATACAATTTCAGAATACGTTAGAAATACCGGAAGTTCACCAGTTCAATCATATTTAACTCTAAATGGAAGTATTGTTGATACAAAAGACGACGGAACTAACTTTGACTGGAAAGTAGTATCTTTTACAAGAACATTATCAGCAGGAGATGTTATTAGCTTAGAAACGCATAATGGTACAACTGGAGAAATAAGTGTTGCTGGGTATAAGATAGAAAATAGTCTAGTATCTACTCCACATATGCCCTCATCTAGCGAAGTCACAACTGCTGACTGGCCACAATATAAATATGTGGGACGTATGACGGGCTTGAATGTTGCAAATAAGAATGATCCTAAAAATTATAAATGGCAAAGAAATACTGATGTTGTTCGTGATCAAAATGGGTATACGATTTTTGAAAACGTAGAACTTACTGGCGCCCTCAAAAGAGCGAATGATGTCAACTGGACTATTGTCCCAGGATCTTCTAATAGAGCGGAGTACATGAGACGAGGAGATACAGTAACGATTCGCTGGGATTTCACTTCGGCCGGAAATTACGATATCTCTCTTGGGTCACTTCCAGTTGCTCACGCCCCTCAGAAAAGAGTCTTTAAATCTATCCCAGAAGCAAGTGCTACTAGCGCTTTGCATGTTTTACAAATTAACGCTTTTTCGGGCGGAAGCCCTGGAGCGATTACACTCTTTAAAGCAACGACAGGTGCTGTATTTTCTGGTCAAGAAAGCTTTGTGGTAATTTAGTAACACGAAAGAAGGAGTAATGGAGTTAGAAAAAATTGTTGAGCAGCATGAGGACAAGCTTAAGCAGCATGATAAAGAACTTGCTAGACTTAGTGACATGTCCGTTGAGATGCAAAAGCAAATGAGCGAGGGCTTGGCTCGTGTCGATGAATCAAATCGTTTCTTACGGGAGCAGAACACTCGTCAATCTGAACAGAATGCGCAAATATTGCAAGCTGTTATCAAAGGTAATGAAAGCTCAGATGAACATCAGTTTCAGTTGAAGCTGCTTGATAAAACAAACTTTTGGAAGTTGGCGCTTGGAATCGGAGGTTCTGCAGCAGCAATTTTTGCAGCATTAACTGAAATAATCAAAGTATTTTTTAAATAAAGGAGAAAAAACATGAAAACAATTGATAAAGGAACACTTACAAGAACAATCTTACTCTGGTTGGCAATTTTAAATCAAATTCTAACAGCATTGGGTATTAATCCATTGCCACTTGACGATAATACTGTCAGCACAGTTATCACAACAGTTTTTGCACTTTGGGCTTGGTGGAAGAATAACGACTTCACTCATGCAGCTAAAAAAGGAACTGAACTTACAAAAAGTTTAAAAAATGGCGATAGTGTTCAAGTGGTTAAAGCATCTGATGCTGACCATGAATTCACAGAAGGAGGCGAATAATGTCGAGTATTGAAAATATGATTGCTTGGATGCAAGCTCGTAAAGGTAAAGTCACTTACTCAATGACCTCACGAATGGGGCCGAACTCTTATGATTGCAGCTCGTCAGTATTCTTTGCCATGATTGCTGGTGGTTTTCTATCGGCTGGCTCAATGGGTAATACTGAAACCCTATTTGGAATGTCAGGAACTAAACTCAAAGAAATCAGTCGTGGAGAGGTGCAACGTGGTGATATTTTTATTTCAGGTACTCCTGGTGGTTCAGCGGGATCTGACGGACACACGGGTATTTTCTTAAGTAACGGTTCATTCATTCACTGCTCTTATACTCACAATGGAATTGCGGTTGATACGAATGATGCATACATGAGCACTCGCTTGCCACATCACTTTTATCGAATCGTTGGCTCAGGTTCAGCAAATACTGACAACAAACCTCAAATGGTTACCTTAAATGTCGATGGTCAGTTTGGAAATGCGACTGCTAAACGACTTCAAGAATACTTTGATACAGCGGGCAAAGACGGAGTAATTAGCCACCAGTACAAACAAACCTTTAATCAAAATATTTATGCGGCTCAGTTCGATTCATCACTGACTGGTTCTAACGTGGTCAAAGCATTGCAAAGATTCTTAGGAGTTGGACAAGATGGACTATTCGGTCAAGGCACTATTAAAGCACTACAGAAACACCTTGGAACAACACAAGATGGAACGATTAGCCCAGTTTCTGATTCTGTGAGAGAATTACAACGTCGATTAAATGCGAATAAATTATAAAAAAATCCGCTTCGGCGGATTTTTTATTTATAAGGTGCCAAGATATATTCTTTTTTTCCAAAAAGCATCATAGGTTTTTCAATAAATTTGTAGCTTAAGTGTGCGAAGAAGATAGAAATAATAACGATTATTAAATCTGCTATCCATACATTCATTCGAGGTGAGAATTGATGTAGTGTCAGAGTGATAGGCCATGCGTAGATATAGACACCATAGGACCAGTCAGCATTTTTACCAAAATTATATAAGCGAATTTTATCTGTAAAAGACAAATAAAAGATGAGCACTGTCAAAAAGGGGATCATATAAAGAAAATATTGGTCAAAATAGACTATAAATAAGGTGACAATGATAAGTGAAATTACGGCAATTGGTAATGATAACGAGGAAGTTCGAATAAATTTAATAATCATATTTTGCTGTAAATACACAATAGTACCAAAACCATAAGCGATGAATAAAATGGTAAATGTCTTTGGAGTCATTGTCTTAAATAAGGGGATATTAACTTGAGAAATAATATATAAAAGAATAATTCCACCTAAAATGATAGGTGTTTTAAGAAGTTTAAATTTCCCTAAGAATGCGGTACCAAGATAAGCAATAAATTCAAATAATAAAGTCCATAGAGAACCGTTTGGGGATTTATTAACTCCTATAAGTGTACCGTGACCTCCTAAATAAAGTAAACTTGTTCCGATAAAATAGGTGTAAGGTGTAGGGCTAAGAAAGTAATCGCTAATACTAACATTAGATATTATTGGACCTAATGCAAACGCAACTAAAAAGTTTACTGCAATTAAAGCTGGGAATATCCTGAATATTCGAGCTTTTATATATTTATCAAGTGTTTTTTGGCGAAAAAAACTACCTGTAATTAGATATCCAGAAATCATAAAAAAAGTACCAACGGCAATTTGTCCAAGTATAACACCATGGGGGAGTTTATGATGAAAAAAACCATTGGCGTGATATATCAGCACTAATAAGGCGGCAAACAGGCGGATAATATTAAAGTTATTTTGTCTACTATCTAAAGGTTTCGTTTTATTCTCATTCATTATTAAACTTTCTTATAAAATAATTTAGATTATCGAACATCGATAAATAAAATTTTACCATAATTTTGATTATATACGTAGAGTATTTTATATGTTAAAATATGTCTATTTCATTTTTTAAATATAAGAGTACAGAAAATTATAAAGATTATGTATTTTATAACTTGAGGAATATAGATATTAAATTATCCTTAGCAGGAATGAGGATAGAACTTGAAGCCCTTTTGCGAAAACTAGGGGAAGCAAACTCAATTGATATTTCCAAGAAAGTTTTATCCCAAATTTCTCGAGAACTTAATATACAAGGAGTGATTTCAAATGTCGAGTTTAAGGCAGTTCGTGAGATTTCTAAAATTTTGAATAAAGCAGTACATGTTGAATTGGATTCGGAAGATTTAGAAAATCTGGATTGGGTATTTGATTCTGGTATGAGTCTAATACATGCATTTGAAAATAGATTAAATGAAAAAGTAGAATAAAAACAACATTAACCCTGACTTCGTGATGTGAACCCCAAAAGTTAGACTTTTTATCCAAGTAGAAATACTTGGATTTTTTTATTTGTTCTTGAAACTCTTCCGATATTCAATCGGAGACAACCAGGATAGATTTTTCTTAATTCGGA